GCATCACTATCAGCTATTGTTCCACCAATGTTAGCATCCATATTTTCATAATCACCAGATTTAGAAAAGAAAACTGTTTGAGGCTGTTCAGTAGTTCCAGCAAAAACTAAACGCTGCTCAAAGAATGCAACTGCCGCAGGGAATCCTGTGGTTGTCGAAAACGCACCGAGAGAGAACTCATCATCAGCTACTAGGTCGCCATTGATTGTGACTGTATCTCCTGCTGCCTCATCGACCAGGTCAACGGAAGGCGCAAACAATATGGTATCAGCGGTGACGGTGACAATCAGCGCAGAAGTCTTGTTGTTGCTGGTGCTTCCGGTGATTGTGACTTTCATCCCAACCTTGAAGCCTTCACTCAGGAATCCACCAGCCGAGTCCTGTAAGCGATCATTATGCTCAAGACCTGTGCTGCTTGGGTCGCCCTCATGAAAAGAAATAGTCGTCGCGGTCATGGATGGCATCAGTTCTGAGCGACGATCTTCATTCTCTTTGACAGTTGCTGTGACTGACGTTGCGCTTGTGAAGGCCGTGATCTCTGCGAACCCATCATGCAGCTTTACAAGTCGACCAACATCCGTAGACGCAAAGGTATTTGCACTCGCTGTGATGGTAACACCCGTCCCAGTTCTGCCGTTAGCGGTCAGCGTTGTTCCATCAAGCTGCGGATCAAGCATTGGGCCTCGACGAAATGCCACATCAGTGATCGTCCAGGCATCATGATCTGTCCGAGTGATCTGTCTCGGCTTGTGCTCTGGGTGGACAATAAACATTATGTCAGCAGACTGAGCAAACTTTAGCCCTGATAGTTGAGCAGATGTATATGTTGTGGTGACCTCAATTGGATTACTACTACCATCAACAACCTGCCCACCATCTTTGAAGATACGAAAATAGTTATTACCAAACTCTAAGACATAAGCCTGAGTGACGTTAAACTCAAATGGAATAAGCCTTGCAGCATTCGCGCTTGTTTTTGTTTCCGCAATGAACTGAGTACCTGGTCTGCGTGTCGCGCCGCCTTGAGGAACGACTAGGAAGTTTTGAAGTTGCTTTGCCCCGTTGAAATATTTTTGAAGCTCTGTGCGGCCATCAAGCTTAGGCGAAAGCTCACCAGCGGTGAAGTTTGAAAAGGTGGGACTCGCCTTCGCCATCAGAACCTCGATCTGATAAACGTATCTGCCTCAATGCCTCCACTATCAGTGACACTGGTTATACTGGCTGGAGTTCCTTCGGTTGCATCAACAAACCGAGCCTCTTTAAGCTTGTCTTCATAAATAATTCGGAACTGCTGTGCAAGCGTTGTGCTTCCCACCAAAGGATACGCAATGTCAGCAGCCAGGGCTGCGGCAATCGTTTCGATCAAAAGCGTATCGTATTGATTTGGGTCGGTGATCCTCCCGACATACAGGAGGTTGATCGTGTCTTCGCTGCACAAAATCTTTCTACCTTCTACCCGATACACAATATCGTGAAAGTCAAAGCTTAAGACTCGCAGACAAAACGGGTCGGTTGGTAGGGTGAATTGATTTGTAAACTCGAAAGCAGGTGCAGTCGCATCAGGAGCCAGTACCACCCTGGTGATCAAAGGGTTCCAGGGGTGAGCCCTGAACACAGCATCACGCACAAAGTCATAACGCTGGTTCAGGATTCGGGCAGATTTACTGTCTTCAGTCAGTGAGATAATGTTCGACGCGCCAACCTGGTTTAGCGCACTGTTGCATATATCAACGACTGAAGCCATCGTATTTCCTCAGAAAAGGGGCATTGCTGCCCCTGTCTGTTAGTCAACAACGTAGGTGATGATGAAGGAGAGATCTCCTGCGGTATCACCAGCGGCATCAAACTTCAGGCCGATGAAGTATTGCTCGTTTGGATCTGCCGAGAGACCCGCATCTTGCCATACCTGTTGACCCATCTTGTTGATGTCTCGTGCCTCAAACGCAACCTCTAATCCCACGGTAATTGCACCGCGTAGATCAGTAATCGCACTCGCATACGCATCATCATCTTTTGCTGTCACCTCACCATCTGAAGTATACAAGCCAACATCACAGGTGTTAGTTGTCCCAGAGTCTAAGTCATCGCAAAAGATCTTGATGCTAATCACCGCTGCATTTGTAGGCACAGGGGCCAACATCACAGTATCACCAGCACTAAGATCGCCAGCAGCCAGAGCAATCGTGCCGCAAGCGACACGCATTGAGCCAGCCAGTTGGTGCGCTGGCGACATGACCTGTGGATCAGCAACAAAGTTTGACGCGAGAGTTTGATTTACATTAGCCATGATTTATCTCCTTATGCGTCTTCATCACAGATGATTGAAACTACCTTCTCTTCTTCCATGCGAGTCGCACCGAAAGTTGCACAGTAATAAACCTGGGTAGAGAAACTCTTATCAGCGCGTTCCTCAATCCGGGCCATCACATCTTTGCCGACCGCCAGCTTGATTCCATCAGAGGCAAACGCAATACAGGTTCGCTCATTGTTTGATGAGTTGAGTGACAGGCGGTTACTTACGATGAACTGAAAGCCGAGGAACGAATCAACCTGGCCTTGAGCAAGCGCTTTCACAGTATTGAAGTCGCTTGATGTGACCTGAGTCGTTGAAAGCAGTGATGAGATCTGAGCTGGGCCAACCACGATGAAACGTGGGATTGATGGATCGACTGAGTTCTTGTCCAGAATCTCTTTGGCCGTCAGCAGTTTTGCTATGGTCAAATCAGCATCTGTTCCACCACCATCAGAACCAACATCGCCATCAGCAAAGATTTGCTGTGTTGTTGGCAAAGATGTGCTGGTTGTACCAGCCTTTCCTGTGCTTGCTGTTCCGGTGGCCGCTGAAATAATTGCATCGTCCATTGCTCGACCAATCGCGTTTGCGGCTGTTTGAGCGTAGGCTGATGTCGGATCAATCAGTAAACGCACTTTGTCAGCGTCATCAATCAGATCAGCCCACTCATACGAATCCATCGTCACCATACGCCTGGAGTGCGGAGTATCGACAATCGGCGTGTCGGAATGACGCGATGTACGCTTGATGGCTGCTGATGCGCCTATTTGATCAAAGAAAGCTTTTTCGCCTGTGACAGACTCCTCGCTGACTGCACTACGCAGTAATGATCCACGCTGCTGTGAAAGCAGAGTGACATTGCTGGAGAACTGATTCACAAACGCAGTTGTAATTTGTGTAGACATATCTGTCCCCTTCCACTTAGCTAGAAAAAACGCCTTCTCGCTACCCTGTGAAACAGGACGATTATTTATTCAATTGTAAACAGTACTCTGTCAGCGCCAGGGGCTGTCGCTTGTCCTGGATTCTTTTCCTTTCGTGATGCGGCTGCCTTGGGCCGAGGCTTATCAAGGGGAGCTAAGCACCACTCCAGATTCTCTTGCGCTGCTTTCAGTCGGTCCTGAAATACAGCGCCTGTTCCATTCTCTAACGTCAAACGCAAAACTGCAAGCTTAAACTCACGATCATCCATTTTGGATCTCATTTGGGTAAAGCATTTCCATAAGCTCGTTCACCTGTTTCACATAGCTTGGACGGTGACTGCTTTTGATATCCCAGTATGGACTGTCTTTTGCTTGCAGCTCTTCAATCTTCCTTTCAATCTCAACTGGAGTCATTGCGTTGGTTGATTTCGCGCCAATGATTGTGTCTTCGCCAACCTTCTCAGCAATATACGAACCGATATTTGCCAGGAGTCTAATGACCTGTGGGTTATCCCCCATCAATGTGCCATCTGCTAAAGGAAGCTCAAGAAAATCAGCATCACCAAACTGATCAATGACATCGTTGCCCAGGTTCAAAGCATCTGTGTATGCCGGACCATATTCACTGCGCAGCTCGCGCTCAACTTCGCCAACGTAGGCTTCATAGTCAGCCTGATCTGCTTGAGCGCCCTCAATAGCTTTCTGATTCCATTGATTTGCTAATGCTTGTGCCTGGCGTTGAGTGAGCCCTGCTTCGTGTGCAGCTGATGCAAACCAGTCGACCATGCTCTGGTCTGTTTGCTCACCCTCTGGGATATTGTGGATAATCTCGTACCCCTCGCTTGTTTCTGGGAGCCCGAGCCTTTGGAAGATCTGTCGATAGTCGTCATCAGTTGCCGACTTGCCTGGCAGAGCAATCTTGTCAGCACCAATCATAGACTGAGCATGGACATAACTCTTAGCCAAAGCACCGATATCGTGGATATGCTCAAGCGATCGATGACCCCTGACATCTTCGGGTATACTATCTCGCCAATCAGACTGAGCTACCTCAGCGCCTTCCGCACCTGAGACTTCAGCTACCTGTTCGTCACTCATCAGTTTGTTCCTTCATCACATTGTCGAGCAGCATTGATTGTAAGAACAAAACGACCGTGCGCTGCCCTTCACAGTACGCCTGTTCATGCGGTTCTGTTGAAAATGTTGTGCCAAAGATGTGAAATCGTTTCTGTAAATCATCAAGAACGACCTGACCATCATCAGACTCAAAGAGTGCTTTGTATCTAGCCCTCAACTCTTTCGGAGTTCTCATGCGGGCGATTCATCCCATTTCAGAGTGATTGTTCCGTTGAACCTGGCTTCGTTCTGATCCTCTGGCTTGTTGCGGAGCCCACTTGGTGCGAGCTGTCTGACATATTTGTCCTTTTGATCAACCTCAACCCTTCTGCGCTGCACCTCTGCCATCGCAAGCTTTGGATCGGTCGGCAAGGGAAGCTCAACGATATCCATGATCTCATCACGCAAAACCTCTGCCTGGAGAGCTCGTGCTCTGCGATACTCAGCGTAAGCTTCATCAGAATCTTGGACGTGACGTAACACCGTTCGCTGATTTGGGAACTCATCTGACTGACAGATCCTGCTCAAGCTTTTGCCATCAGCAATCTGCTCACAAATCTTTTTAAACTGCTGGTTTGTTACCCGTAACTTTCTCGTCATTCGACCGCCCTTACCATGGGTGCGGCATTCCCCGCAGCCTCTGCAAGTTGCATGATCTGCTGTTGCTCAGCTGCCTGTGCTTGCTGCTCTTGCCTCATGGAGCGCATTTGTGCTACCTCGCCATCGCCACGAATCGTAGTCGCTGGAATCGACAAAGTCTTGAGGAGATACTTCGCCATTCCATCTGCATCGATATAATCCAGGACTTGCTGATCCAGCTGCGCTAGCGGCCCAAACAGCTCAAGCATTCTAAGCGCAGACTGAACATCGCCCTGCTTCTGAGCCTTCGCAAGCGGTGACACATACTCAATCTCAATCTGAGAATTCCTCATAAAGTCAGGAGCAGCAGCAAAAGTTTTTTGCCTGACCATCAGGTTATAAACCCGTGATATCAAAGGCTGCAGCAGCTCAGCCTGAAGGCGTCCGAGAACAGGCCCGAGCAGCCGCATTTTTTCCTCTGTTCTTTGCACCACCTCAGTCGCGGTCATTTGCGGCCCTTGTGATAAGATCAGTTGATCAACATAGAAAGCAGACCGAATCGCCTGTCGTCGTTGCTCTTCCATGTTTAACCCAAGCGGATTGTTTGCTCCGATGTTCAACGGCTCAATCCGATCTCGTGTGCCGCTACGATAGAAGTTCAGTCCACCAGGGACTGTGCGGATTGGAAGCATGAATCCGTCATCAGGAACTAGCAGTGGGGGATCAACCTGTTTCTGCGCTGCCCTGATTGTGACCTCGCTCATCTTGTTGATCATCTTGATATCAGGCAGAGCTGACATCGCTGGCGATCGACCATAGCCAATCTCAAAACTAGCTTTCAAAAATCTTGGCGCGACATAGGGAAACTCGTCGAACCCAGACTCAGACAAAATCTTCTTATTTTTTGGGTCAATATAGACCGATGCAAAAGGTTTATTCTTGTTATCAACCTTGACCGGGTCACGCTCATCTCGAGGATAGACCGCGTGGACACAACGAATCTTTTCGTATGGATTAGTATCGGCTCGCTTCAGAATCCCTTGGTCAACAACATCAGCGCCGAACTGGTCGATGAAAGCCCGCGCTGGCATAGAAAACTCGCGGTACACCGTATCAACCCGACCCCTTGAATCCTCTGAAAGGAAGATCTCTCGACAGTGCCTGGTTGAAAACCTGACAAAATTTTCATCATCCTGTTCAATAAACATCACCGATGTACCGAAACAAATCAGATCGTGATACAACTCGTGTATCTGTTCCTGAAAGTTGGACCGCGCAAAGGTCATATACATATCGTCTTCAACAGACTCAAGCCATTCCTTCGCTGCGTCATCGCTATCAAGATCGCGATCCCGGTAGCGCAGAGAAAACCATCGAGTCGCTGAGTTCGTCAGCATCCCGTGCAGAGATGCTGATAAAAGCTCAGCCGCCTGGATTGCGGTTGAGTCAAAAACAAGTTCAGTGCGCTTGTCGCCATCTGTCCGTCTTTTGGTGACATCTGCCTTTCTTGGGACGACAAAGTCAGCAATTTCTTGCCAATGCGACTCCCAGACCTGGCGCTGCGCATACAGCGAATCAAACCGCCGCATCAGTAAAACTGCTAATGGATCTGCCATCTACTGCCCTAATAAATCTTTTCTTTGAACCCTTGCTCCACCTGTCACTCCCTGTGAGCTCGTGCGTATGCCTCGCGCTCTCCTTCTACGGTACTGCTGAGATGTTTGAGCCATTTCCGATTCACCTGAAGCTGGTGTTACAGCAGCTGGCTTCGGTTGATTTCTTGTTTGATCAACGGCTGAGACTGAATCAGGCCCTAACCCGGTCATCCTTTTCATATCTCGTTGCGTTCTTTGACTTGTTTGCTGAAATTGATCTTTCTTCATTGAGAATGTATCGCCACTTTCTCTTGAGGGAGAAGGATCAGCTGGGATCACTTCAACATTCTGCAAAGCGCGTCTGACTTTCTTTCTCTGAGGTCTACCCATGCCTAACTCCAAAAAAACGGTAACTGAAGATCAACACCCTTATCAGTTTGGATGCCACCAAAATGAACCAATAAGTCCATATTGTCGTTCTCAGCACGAACGGTGTCACACCCTAACGCATATACCACACCAGACAAGGTGTTCACAAGAGTCTGACTGAAGAATCTTTTTCGGTAGTTGGGAAGCACCATCGCATGAATCGACCACACCGCGTCTTCATCAACCAACCGATAAAACCAGACCCACCCAGCAATATTTGCGTTTTCATCGAAACACTCAAACACCAACGCCTTATCAATAATCTCTGAGTGTTCAGCCCTGGATGGATACAGAGTCTCATACATCGCCTCATGGAGACGCTCTCGACTGCCTTCAACGTCAACCAGCTTTGCTCTGACCATTCTCTCTCACGCTGCCAATCAGCGTCTGGGTATAGATTTTGTCCTCCCCTTCGGAGGTCAACCCTCTCGGCCCGGTCACGATCGTACGCTGCCTACTCATTCTTTTTGGATCTTTGAGCTTTTCTTTGACCCTTTTTGCCTCTTGTGGTTTTACGGCCTCCACGGGTGGTGGGGGAGGTGGTGGCGGTGGCGGTGGCGGCATCACCACTTTTGGTTTCAAGAATCCCATTACAAGCTGACTCCGAGTGGGTTGTATCTTGAATCCGCAATCGCTTGCGGAGGCTTCTGATACTGCATCTTAGTGTCTTTGATACCGACTGCCAAGTATCTGAAAGCATCTGCCGCATGGCTTGACCAATCGTGGACAGGCGTTGTCCTAAAGCTTCTCGACTTTTCGTTATACTTGCGATGGTACTGACGCAAGCACTCCAGGCCTTCTTTGCAGTTTGTGTGATCAAACCAACAACGGGGGAGCAGCATCTGCGCTGCGTGGATGCCATCCTCAAGCGGAAGCTTTGGAACGACTCTGAAATTGATTCCCAGATCATACGCAATCTCTCTCCTTGACTTTCCTGATCCGAGCTCTCTCACCTCAATATCATGCGGTGCATTATGAGCCCCGTAGAAGTACCCCTTCTGCTGTAAAACTTTTGCATAGTGAGGTAGCCCCTCATTCCTGTTCTCATAAAAGTCTATCACATGAACAGAGCGCCCCACTGTCTGGGTAAACCAGATGGCTGTTGAATCCCCTATACCCAGATCCCACCAGGTTTCTACTGGGGTAGATGGACTGTAGGGTACGTCATCGATGCGACCCTGTTCCTGGAGAGCCTGCAGCTCTTTTCCAAAAATCGCACCCGCTACATTTGCAACCCAAGAACACTCAAACTCCTGCTCAAACTGATCAGCGGTCATCATCTGCTTGGCAGCGTCTAGTTCCTCTTCATCAAGTATCTGTGTCTGACTCGCCTTATAGATAACCGTATACCAATCATCCTGCTTCTGAGCCGCGTCATACAATTCAAAAAACGCATTATGACCCCTGGGCGTTCCAATAAATACGGCCCAACCCTTTCTGTCCGACAACGCAGGACGAATGATCTCAGGGAACAACGACTCTGGCATATCAGCCATCTCATCCAACACCGCACCATCAAGATATATCCCACGCAAGCTATCCGGGTTCTCAGCGCCCAGTAACTGAATACGCGATCCATTCGGGAGATCACACCGCAACTCCGTCTCATGAAACCTCACCATAGGGATAGTACCCGCAAACTGCTTCAAATAATCCCAGGCTACACTCTTCGCCTGACGATAAGTCGGTGCAATATACGCAAACCTAGGGTTCGGCTTCGCAGTCAAAATAGCATCACGCAGCAAGTGGTTAATCGCCATGACGGTCTTCCCGAACCGTCGATGGCAGACAACAACGCTCCAACGGGCGTCCTGGAGGCGATCGTGAAGCTCTCTCTGCAAAGGTCTAGGTGAATAAGGGATGTTGATCTCAGTCAAGCAGACACTCTCCTCTCTGGCTGTTATACGCTACGACAGCGGCGGGCGCGGCTGGGGGGCATGGCATAGCTGCAAAACAAATGACCCACCCCCCCTATCTTGACCAAATAATGCTTTTTTCTGCACGGCGAAAACCTAAGTCATTGTTTTTGCTCACAATCTTTTGTCGCATAACCCGTATTATGTTAAATCAAAGGTTTGGCTGGGCAAACTTTGATCAGCCCGTATGCGCGACTGCCGACAGAGCCAACTGTATATATAGCAG